AGAAGGATGGATCTGTTACGAAGGGGCGAGGATGATATTTGAAGGAACAGCGGTCACGTTTACCCTCAAGAAGTCGGGCAGGCTATCACGCAAGAAAAAGAAATTGATTAAAAAGTGGTTTGCCGATATCTCAGGCAAGGTCGTCGCTAAGATTGTTATATCTGAGAGCGCCGTTATTGACCCCGAGGTATGGGCTACAGGTATCAAGGGGTGCTTTCCTAATGAGTAACCGCCGCACATACACCCGAAAACCCCCAACCTTCACGCCTGAAGAGATTCAGGAGATAGCGGATAAATCGGAATGGACATACCTGGAACTGGTAGAACTGGCCCGATATCATCCCTATATGCTCCGCGACCTACAAATCGAACACGTAGGAATAACCCCTTCACCCATGGCAAACAGCCTGCTCGAAAAGATCCCCGTGATTAGTACGGTTGTGAAAATTGGCAAGGCAATCACCAGGTTTAGGAATTCGGGGAGGGAAAAGAGATGAAATAAACATAAACCCCACCAGAAAAGCCCCTACAGTCAAATGTGGGGGCTTTTTTTATGTAAACAGTTTACATTCTGTAAATTTACGTTACTTTATTTGAATGAAAGTCCGACAATACCTGCCCAGCGACTACGAAACAGTGTCTCAGTGGTGGGTTGAGCATAACAATATGGATTTCATGCCTGAGAAGTTTTTGCCAAAAACTGGTCTGATCATTGACGGTTTGGCTGCATTGTTCTACTACTCGGGAAACAACAATATAGGGCTCTTACAGTGGCCAGTGTCGAAGATCGGCAACAGCCCAATAGCGATTTTTAAGGCATTTGACAGCATAATCAAGACTTACCAGAAGGCAGCAGGCGCGCAAAAGATCATAGTTTCTTACCCAAACAGCACAGGTCTTCAACGACTGTTTAAAAGGAATAACTTCAAAATGGTTAATAAATTCAACAAAGAGATGATTTGGGGCGTGGCTTAATGGCTACTGGGATAGCAGCAACAGCAGCCTATTTTGGGGCTTCAGCGGCAACAGCAGCAACTATAGGATCAGTAGGCGCAGCAGCAGGAACGGCGGTAACTGTAGCGACGGCAGCAGGATCGGCGATATCACAACATAACCGGGGCAAAAGAGCCGCTAGTGATTCCAGGGATGCAGGCGATTTAGCCATGAAAAACGCCAAGGACAGAGCCGCAAAACTCAAAGAAGCCTCAGCAAAACGCTCGTCTCAGTTCGATGGTGATGAGGCAAAGAGCAATAAGTCACTACTCACCGCCCAGAAGAAACGGCGCAGAGAAATATCAGGATCAGCAGGAACCCGCCTTACTGGTGGCAAACTTGGAAGCCCCGCAACAAAGGGCGGCGCGACTCTCCTGGGTCAATAAATGTTAAATATCTCGCAAATTACCAGTATTTTAACGTCCCAAGAGCGGGAATGGTTCAAGTATGAATCAATGTACCGCACTATTCAGCAGTTTATTTCCCCATATCAAGGGAAGTTTACAATCTCAGGACAGGACAATAGGGGTAAGGCCATTACTCAGCCACAATTTGCAGTAGAGCCCACAGCACTTAAGGCCCTCAAGGTAATGGCCGCGGGACTACAGGCAGGTACAACTTCACGAACTCGCCCTTGGTTCTCAATTCAAACCGATGATCCCGACTTTAACCGCTGGCCCGTTATGGCTCAGTGGATACATGAGGTCAAGAGCAAGATGTTTGCTGCCATCGATAAATCAAATTATTACGCCTGTACTCAGAATCAATACCTTGAGCTTGGAGCTTTCGGGACCGCGGGAATGTCCATCATGCCGGGTAAGGATGGCGGGATCGTTTGCCATGCTTTCACAGCAGGTGAGTACATGATTTCGCTCGATGATGAATATAAGCCCAATGTTTTCAGTCGTAAATACTGGCTAACAGCTCGGCAACTCGTCGAAAAGTTTGGCTATGAAGGAGTTTCAAGGCAGGTAAAGGCCGCATGGGACAAGGACGGCAGTGATCGAGATAGGGAATTTGAGGTAGCGAATTGCATTATGCCCAATGCCGAGGCAGATGTTGACAGTAACAGCAATCTAAAGATGCCCTGGATCTCCTACATATGGGAATGGGGCAACGAAAAAGGTGGCGGCGCATCATACAAGGCATCAGACTTCCTCAATGTAGGCGGATACCGTGAGCGTCCCGTAATGACTCCCCGCTGGCAGACCTTCTCCGATCAGGTGTATGGCATCTCTCCCTCAATGGATCTCATGGGGCGCATTAAATTGCTCGGTAAGCTCGATGAGAAGTACGTCAAAGCCACCGATAAAACCATAGATCCCCCTATAAATGCCCCAATGTCTGCCAAAAACAGGCAGTTTCAGTCCAGTGTTGGCCTGCCTAATCATGTGAGTTTCGGAAATGGCGCACAGGATGCAGTGAGCGCAATGTATCAAATCAACTACGATTTCAATACAGCTCAGAATAAGATTTTCAGCCTACAGCAGGAAATCAGGGACGGCTATTTTAATAACATCTTTATCACGATGCAGGATATTCAGGATGAGCCCACCAAGACGGCAACCGAGATTGTGAAGCTCGATGAGGAACGCCTTGCTCAGTTGGGCCCCGTACTCGAACGCATCCACTCAGAACAGATTGGGCCCAGTGTAGACCGTATCTTCCAAATTATGATGGATGCCGGTGAGCTTCCCGAGCCTCCCGAAGAACTATTGTCCAAAAATCTAACCATTGAATACACCTCAGTAGTGGCTGAAGCTCTCAAAGTATTGGGAACCACCAATCAGCTACGTTTTACCGAGTTCGTTGAGAGAGTAGCTACATTCCAGCCTGATGTCCTCAAGGTTGTCGATTGGGATGAGTCAGTGAGAGACTTCTCTGAAAAGATGAGCATTGAGCCGGACCAGATGAAAGACCCTGAAGTGGTAGCCGCTGAACGTGCAGCAGAAGCCCAAGCAATACAGCAGGCGCAACAGGCCGAAACCATGGCCCAAGCTTCACAGAGTGCCAAGAATCTATCAGAGGCCAATATCACAGATGAGGGAAGCGCATTAAACGCGCTGGTTAATCAGTAATGGGCGAAGAAGACAATCTCTTTGATTATGAAAACGACATAGTTACCCAGGAGAAGGCCGCAAAACTGGCAGCTCTTGGCTTTGACAATGATATCAAGGCAGTCATGGCGAGTATGCAGGGACGCAAGTTTATTGCCCGACTGCTTTACGTCATATGTGATTTAGAGGGTAAACAATTTACGGGTAATTCAAGAACCTATTTCAATCTAGGTGGCCGAGAAGTTGGCAGGTATGTCTCTGAGCTGGTTCAGGATATTGCCTTTGAAGAATATTTGTTAATGCTTCGTGAACTACACGAAGGTTTTAAGGTGAAAGAAAAAGAAGAGGTGAAAAATGGGTGAACAAATCAAAGATACAACCGAAGGCGACACGGATAACACCGACAAGCCAGCGGAAAAAAGCCTTGCCGATACTCTCTACCCCGATCCCGATAAAAAGGTTGAGGACGATGAGAAGGTTGATGAGGTAGTTGAAGACGACAAAAAAGATGATGAAGTTGTTGACGACGAAAAGAAGGATGAGAGCGAAGACAAAGGTGACGAAGATAAAGCCACCTATGAAGATTTCACTCTCCCCGAAGGCATCGAGGAAGTGTCTCCTGAAGCTATTGAGCTATTCAAAGGGCTTGATTTAAGTCAAGAGGATGCTCAGAAACTTGTGGATCACGGCACTAAGATACAGCTCGATACCATAGACCTTATAAATGATGCAAAGGAAGCTCAGAAAAAAGAGTGGACCGACATCATCGATAAGGATTTAAAAGTTGAATTGCCAAAAGGTCAGGACTTGGCTAGAAAGATTTTGTCTGAAGAGGATTTCAATTCTCTTAACGAATCCGGTTTAGGCGATCATCCTGGAATGGTGAGGGTATTGGCTAAGTTGGCCGACTTCGCCGGTGAGGACTTTATGAGCAAGGAAACACCAAGCGTTGAAGTAAAGAAAGAACTAACCCTGGCAGAAACAATGTACCCAGGGCAGAAATAATTAATTGACCTATTCTTTAAGGAGAATATAAATGAGTGGAAAACAAACCCTGTTAGACATCGCACGTCTACAGAACCCCGATGGAACACCCGCAAAAATCATTGAGCTGCTTCAAGATGCTAACCCCATCGTTCAGCACATGAATTGGATCGTTGGTAATCTCGACACTGGGCATCAGTTCACCCAGAGACTCGTTGACCGTCACGGTAGCTATGCCCGTTTCAATGAAGGTGTTGCTATCAGTAATACCACCGAACAACAGAAACGCATTGATTGTGCTCGTCTTATTGACTACACAGAAATCGATTGTGATCTTGCCGCCCTTGGAATAGGTGTAGCCGGCAACCGCGCAGCTAAAGTTTCCGGTATCGTTGAAGGTCTTGGCCTCACGTTTGCCGACACGCTTATCTATGGTAATTCTGGGGTTAATCCCAATGAGTTCACCGGACTCGCTAACTTGCTTTCTAATACCTCTGCGCGAAACTTTGTTGATGGCGGCGGTACTGGCTCAGACAATACCTCTATTTTCGGTATTGATTGGGGCATGGAAAAAGTTTCTGGTGTGGTTCCCAAGGGCACCGCTGCTGGTATGCAACACGAAGATCTTGGTCGTCAGACCATTGCTGATACTGTGAATGAAACTCGTCGCGAAGTTTACCGTGACCGTTACGTTTGGCATCAGGGCCTTGCTATCGAAAACAGCAATGCCGCTGGTCGTCTTGCTAACATCGACGTTTCTGATCTCGCCGGTGCAGGTACTTCTGGATATTCTGGTCCTGATCTCGTGAATCTCTTCATTGATTTTGATGAGACTTTCCGCGCTGGATACAACCCTATCTATTACTGTTCACGCACTGTCCTCACTGCACTTCGCAAACTTGCGAATTTCAAGGCCAATGCTCAAATGATGTACGAAGATTTTGCTGGTAAGAAGATCCTTCACGTAAACGGTCGTCCTATCGTAACTTTAGATGCCATTGTTGGCACTGAAGCCCGAGTAGTTTAATAATTTTCATTGAAAGGATAATGAAATGTTACTAGATAAAGAATTATTTTTCTCAGATGCGCAGGTATTCACTGCCACCGCTGCAAGTGACGAGACACCTCTCGACATGAAGGCGGCTGACATGGGCAATGGCAATCCCCTTACTGTTGCCGTTGCTGTTGGCGACACCGACTTTGCCGGTGGAACCAGTATAGCTTTCGCGCTTCAACACAGTGATACCGAAGGTGGATCTTACACCAATGTTATCGCTTCTCCCGCCATTATCACTGCTAACCTCACG